CCGCTAGCAATGGAACAGGCAACCACTCTTGCCATCGTCGCGATCATCGTCGCCGCTGGCTCTGAAATCATTGCCATCAGCCCTCTGAAATCCAACAGCTGGCTGCAGCTGCTATTTCAAGCGCTGCGCCTGATGTTCCCAAAGCAGCGCCGCTGAATCATGGCGAACGACGCGCCAATCTCATTGCAGCAGCTCTTCAAGTATTACAAGGGCCAGCCGCATCAGACCGCCGCGATTCAGCAGCTCGAGTCCGATCTCTCCGCCAACGGCTACAACGCCGCGATGCGCCGAGACCGCGCATGGTTTCAAACGTGGAGCCAAGACGGCAAGCAAACTGATCTGGCCGCGGCCATCAAGCTGATTAAGGAGTTCGAGGGTTGCCATCTCTCGGCATACCCCGATCCACTGAGCGGTGGCGATCCGTGGACCATCGGCTATGGCACCACGCGCTACAGCAACGGCAATGCCGTGAAGCGTGGCGACAAGATCAACGTGATCGAGGCCGATATGCTGCTGCGCCTTGAGATCGACCGCATCACTGACAAGCTCCGCACCACCATCCCGCACTGGAATGTGATGGATGACAACCAGCGCTCGGCGCTGGTGAGCTTCGCCTACAACCTCGGCGCTGGCTTCTACGGATCCGCTGGATTCGAGACCATCAGCCGGTGCCTGCGTGAGCGTGATTGGGCCGCAGTGCCAGCAGCGCTCGAGTTGTACCGCAACCCTGGCACCCCAGTTGAGGCTGGACTATTGCGCCGCCGCCGCGCTGAGGGCGAGCTATGGGGCAAGCATCAGGCCGCGGCTGCACCGGAGACCGCCAAGCTGCGCCCCGGCAGCCCATTCACCGCACGGATCACGCCACACATCAGGCTGGGTGAGTTCGCGCTGGATCAAGAGGCGAGGCGGTTCGAGCATCAGCATCAGGTGGATACGGCCGCTGAGCTGGCTGCCTTCCTAGAGCGTGCTCGGACTCACTTCGGCGGTAAACCTGTGATCATCACCAGCGGCTATCGCAACCCTCAGATCAACGCCTCAGTGGGAGGCGCAAAAAATAGCGAGCATCTCTACAACGCTCCGGGCGTCGGTGCTGTTGACTGGCTGATCGAGGGGGTGGACATTAACCGGCTGCAGACTTGGTGCATCGCAAACTGGCCTTACAGCACCGGCAAAGGCGCTCCGCGTGGCTTCATCCACACCGGCATCAGACAAGGCCGACCGAAGGTGGTCTGGGACTATTGAAGCCATCCCCATTTTTTGCCAGACCGTATATCTCGAACATGTTCGCGTGATATGCCAAACCTGGCGGCTATTTCTTTTTGTGTTCCATTTGCGGCTCGGATTGCATGTATCTGATCGCGCTTTAGCTTTGAAGTAGGACAACGCTCACCGCGGTTTGTTGTGCCATGCTTTGAAGCGTCTGCCATGTTTCCTTTGCGCGTATCCCATCGAAGATTGCTTAAGTTATTGTCTGTCCTAATACCATTGCCGTGGCAAGCTTCATGCCCATAAGGGCATGGTCCTACAAAGGCTTCAAGCACAAGTCGTTGAACATGCCGCACAGATCCACCCAAGTTGACTTGGTGATAGCCAGTGTTTGCTACAGAAAGCCGGAGTAGCCGGTTGGTTCGATTGCTCCAAACACGTCCGCGGTTTGAAACTTCGTACTGGCCATCAGAGCCAGGCACGGGCTGCCATACTTCAAACATCGCCTATCGGTGGTAGGTGGTCACGCTCCAGGGGCGGCAACCCGCTGGGGCACCCAAATCCTAACGGTGCAATCGAGTGCTCGTTCCTGATCATGAAATCCGGCGGCTGTGCAAGCAGCACGCCATGGTGATGCCGTTCGATGAAGAGCTGCTAAACCCGGCCAGCTTGGATGTGACCTTAGGCAGCCGGATCATGATCGAGGTGGCAGAGACGCCTGAGCTGCAGGTGGTCGATATCCTCGGCCATACGGCAGATGATCCATATCTGATCCAGCCGGGCGAGTTCTTCCTGGCTGAAACCCGTGAGATCTTCAACCTACCGAACCACATCGGCGCTCAGTTCGTGCTCAAGTCCAGCCGCGCACGCGAGGGTTGGGACCATGCTGAGGCCGGCTGGTGTGATCCGGGATGGTATGGCAGCAGACTCACGATGGAGATTTGCAATCAACGCAGACTGCATCCGCTCGGCATCTGGCCCGGCATGAAGATCGGGCAGATGAAGTTCATCCTCGTGAGCGGCACTGTGGAGCGCAGCTACGCCGAAACTGGAAGATATAACGCAGACCTGGGCGTCACCGCATCCAAGGGCTAGCGTTCAATCGGAGAGCCAAAGGTCCACTAAGCGCCGGCCTGAGCAACTGGCGCTTTTTTCATGGGATGCACCAACTCACCCATCCGCAGGCGATAGATCTTGTTTGGCGCTTCGGCGGGATCATCCATTGGGATCATCGTGTAATCATCGCAGCCGTGTGATTCAGCAAAGTGGCTGGCGGCTGTGTGGCTGGGGAATGGCCCGACGTGCCAGGGGCCGATTCGAAGGATGTATGTCATGCGCGAGACCGTAGCGCGAATCCTGCGCTGCAATCCCATAGCAATTCTGTAATCCCATGAGACTCAGTGGCGACCGCTACCGTTAGCCAAGCGGCGGCCAGCCCATGCGGGCGTTCTACCTAGAGATCTCCGCCAAGCTGATCATCCGCTCTGATACGGAGCCGGATGATTTGCCTGCTGATATCTATAGCCATCTGGCTGAGTTCATCCCATCCGATGACGACATTATCGACATCGAGGTGAACTGCGTTCCTCTGCCGCCAGACCTTGGATCGCCATCACATTGAAGAAACGCGCCTGATCACACGGCGATCAGCACGCGATCAGATTCTCCTAGCTTGGAACTACCGCTGCGCCTACTGCGGCGATCAGCTGGGCCGCTCGCCAACGCTCGATCACATCATCCCGAAAGCACACGGCGGGCTCACGGTGCGCAGCAACATGGTTGCCTGCTGCTGGGCGTGCAACTCAAGCAAGGGGCACAAACCATGGGTCGATTGGTATCGCGCCCAGCCCTTCTGGACCACGCTTGGAGAGTGGGCAATCGCGCAATGGTTAGGGCAGGATGCGACTGCACACCCACAGCGCGATCAGGCACGTCGCCCAATACTCGACGATGAGGATCAGCACATCGCGTAGCATCAGCGGGCCAGCAGATGATCGAGATACAGCTCGGCCTGCCATAGGTCGGAGCTATACCGGCAGACACCACCGACGCAGCTGCGGTAGTAGACCTCACCCTGCACTGGCATCAGGGTTTCGATGTAGCCGCCGTCTCGGTCAGTGCGGCTGATGACTTCCGTGCCGAACATACAACTCGCACCTGGCCGCGTAACGGCCGCCGCTTCTCTTTGATTCTGGCAACTCAAAAGCGCAGCGCTGCCTGCCCATATCCCACTGCTGACAATCCCAGCACATCAATGGCTCAGCAGGCCGCAACTTGCGGCGTGCAGCCTGGTAGAACTGCTGCGCCTTCAACAGTGCTGACTGCAGCTGAATGGCGCCGGTATCCATCTCGATCTGATGCTCTGGCTTGGGGCCCAGAATCACTCGAGCGTGCCAGGTGCGATCTGAGCGACTGCACAGCAGCAACAATCGGCCGCCGTGCAGGCTGATCATTCAACCTCGCCTGCCGCTGGCTGGTGATAGATCCGCTCGAGCAACATGCTGGCCGGCTCGCTTGGCGTATCGGTCACATACGCCGCAACCGGATCAGTGCCATCAGATGCCACATAGATGCAGGGGTAGCCGTATGGCTTCACCACCACTAGCCCGGTGTTGCGGCTGCGCGTGAGAATCCGAAGCGCAAGGCGCTCGAGGATATTCAGGCCCGGCAGCTGTTGCATCATCCCTCCAGTTTGGCAATCAACCGCTCGATATACCATCTGCACTTGCGGGCATCCTCGAGGGCGTTCCCTTTGCACCAGATGCGCAGCAGATATTTCAGCGCCTGACCTTGCAGGTAAGCGGGCACCATATGGGGCGCATCGCTTACCGCAGCCTCGATCACATCAATCGCCTCGACTGGGCCGCGGCGGTAGTGCGGTGGGTTGATCGGGTCGGTCATGCCACCACCTGCCGCTCGGCGTTCTTCCATTTCTTGCGGTTCACAATGTCGCACACGTGCGGCACGCTGATGTCATAGGTGAGCGCAATATCAAGCATCGTCTGCCCCTTGGCGTATAGCTCGCGGATCTCAACGGCGTTCTGCGGGGTCAGCTTCATTTCCACTTGTCTCCAAGGAGCTGCTGGCGACACGCCTCGATGGCTTGCTGCGCATTCTTCTGTGTCATCACTGACTCGGTTGCATCCATGGCACGCACCACGCGATCCAGCAGATTGGGGTAGTACGTGTCACGGAAATTGGCGGCCAGATCACGGGCGAACTCATCCCAGAGGCCGGTATAGGTGCAACGCAATGGGTGACCGTATGGCAGGTCATCACGGCCGCTGCGCTGGTAGAGCGCTTCCATCATGTTGGCGCGTTGCTGATCCAATCGAATGCGGGCGTTCATGGTTCAAGTAGCTGGGAGATGTGTTGCAGTTCAGCGCAGAGCTGCTGAGTTCGGGGTATGGCACGAAGCTGCTGGATTCTGAAATCGATCAGATGCTGCAGGCGCTCACGCTCATCCTGCCGGCCTTGCTGGTATGCGCCCGAGTCTGTGATCAACTGATTGATGCGGTCGCGGATGGTGCTCATTCCACCTCCACTGCAGCGGCATCTGGCCAGCGGTTGCGGGCATATTTCTGCGCAGCGGCCTTGGATTCGGCACGCGTGTACCAAACGAGCGGCTGGGCGCTCTTGGGGTAGACAATGACTTTGTAATCACGCACACGGGCGTTATGGCGTGGCCGGCTGATGCCCTCGCCATAGCTTCCAAGGGTCTCAGGATCAGTGCGCCACTGGAATGCAGCAACCTCAGCCATGGCAGTTCGGATCGGTAACGGTTTCAGGGTTCAGCCATTCGATCTGGTTCCACCAAGGGAGCCACGTATCGGCGGCGATCAGTTTGGCCTCGGTGAGGCTATGCGCTGAGATGCACTCAACGACGTTGGCGGAGCGGATCTGAAAGTAAAAGCGGCGCTCAGTCATGGCGCACCACCTGCTGCGTGCCTGAGTGGGTGGGGCTGTGATGTGCGCCGGATTCAATGCCGATCATTGCGAACACGGCCGCGGCGATCAGCAGACAGATGGCATTGTTAATGCGGTTAATCATGAGGCAAGCGCCCGGCGGACGCGATAGCGGGACAGATTGAGACGGGCTGCGATCTGCTGCTGGCTGAGGCCAGTGCGTCGCAGGATGCGGATGCGGCGATCATCAGAAGCTGTGATCCAGTCGATCACCGCCACTACGAACAGCAGCGGTAGTAGCAGCTTCCAGATCACCAAGAGAGTGGTGGTGATCATGGGTTGGTTGCGATGCCCTTGCGGGCGTGCCGTTAGTATGCCCCGCCGGCGGTTCACCCTGCTAGGGCCCTGTGACAGTTCTTCACACCGCCTGGCTGCCGACCGCCAAATCCACCGGCACGCGCAGCACCGGCACACTCTTCTTGGTATCCGGCGTGCGCTGCCAGCCGATCACTGCCACGTGTACCGGTAGTTCCACCGTGTACCAAACGTGCCTGCACTGCACGCACCTCCGCTGGCGCGTCACTTTGTCCGCTTCCTTCCCGTTCGTGCTAATCGCCCTAATCTCACTGCTACCGCAACGCGGGCACTCCATAGGTAACCTGAACCTGTACCCCGTCACTATGGCACAATGAACTTCGGGGAGTGGATGTGCGTGCAGCTCACGCCAGAACAGCAATTTGAGATCGAAAAACAAGCCCGCACCCTCATCGCAAGCGAGGATGCAGGCTTCATGGCAGCGGCTTTGCTCAAACAAGCCTGCTATCAGCAGCAGCTGCTGCAGCAGGCCGTCAATGAGATCGCACGCCTTGAGTGCGAGCTAATGGGCCGGCCCTAGAACAGGTCCGGCTCGATCTCAACCACCACCCCATCGGTGGCCGCGGCCAGGCTTTGCGCTGCAGCGGTCACCTGGGCGGCAGGTGGAACCCAATCACGCGGCGGTTGCGCCACAGCGCTCACATACGCGAGCCCCTTCTGGCTGGTTTTCTTCCAGCCGCTGATCGGCACCTGGACTGAGCCGTACTGATCAGGCGTCTGGCTCATCACGAAAGCGCAGAACGCGTCAAGCTCATCGACTTTCACGTTCATCATTCCGCTGAAGTCCACCTTGCTATCAGGCTTGGTGCTCTTGAAGATGCTCAGGTTCAGTTTGAAGCTCATGATTGTCCTGGGGTGATGGTGTTGGCCTGTTCGTAGCGCTCCACCTCGGCCAGGGGATAGAGCACGAATCCGGGCGTCCTGAAATAAGCAGGGCCCTTGCCGGCATCACGCCAACGCTTCAACGTGTCGCGATGCAAGCCCCATCGCTTTGCCAGCTGGGGCGCAGTCAGATACTCAGAAGAGCTCATCCTGATCGGCCTCCACTGGTGCGGCAACAGGCTCAGGTGCAGGGGCAGGCTGGGCGATGGCAGCATTCAGATCCGCCACGCTGGTTTCCGTCACGGTGACAGGCTGCACATCGAGCACCTCTTCCTGGCTCTGCATCCCGAGCAACATATCGCTGGCATACAGACGCCCCCAGAAGGAAGCTGCTCTGTATTGGATCATGATCTCCGGGAAGGTCTGCCACTTTGACCCCTGCTTGGTGGCCCATCCTTCTTTCTTGGCCATCGCCATCGTGATGGTGGGGCCTTTAAGCTCCTGGCCGCTGGCGAGATCCTTGGCGACCGCATAGCAGGCAAGGCTGTCACCCTGGCCACTCAGTTCAAAACGCAATGGGCTGAACCGGCCGCAGCCATTCACCATTGCAATGATGAAGCTGCTGCTCCAGCTGGGGCGGCCATGAATCACGTGCAGATGCTGCATCGCGAGAAATGGGCTGATGCCCATCCGGTTGGCGATCTCAAGCGCCACAAGGCAGTTGGCAAAACCCTGTTGCCCTTGAAACTGAGGTGGGATCAGTGTGCTGCTGGCCAGGGCCTTAGCGATCCGCTGCGCATCCTCGAATGCTTGGATGCCAGAGAACACTGAGCCCGATGGGCTGGTGGTGATGGCTGATTGTGCGTCCATTTAATAGGTCTCGATTTCAGTGTTTGCCTGCTGCTGGCCAGTGGCGCCAGTCATCCAACCCGGCAGGCTGATGGTTTCGATCTGATCGCTGTAGCTCGGCCAGTGATCAGCGGCCTTGCATACCGCCAGCTTGGCTAGATCGCGCATTGCCTGATCGTGGCCGCGCTCGATCATCTCCGCATCGGCGGCATAGACAGCAACCGCATAGGGAGCCGTCGTCTCGACGCAGATGAAGATGAACTGATCCGGGCGTTTGCCGGTGGCCTGCTCGATGCCGTGCAGATACCAACCGGCCTGCACGTGATAGCGGTAGTCCGCAATGCTGCGCTTGAAGCCCTGAATGCTGGCGCTCTTGGTGGTCTTGAGATCCACCACGATGCTGGCGTCATCGGTCAACCAATCCGGCCGGCATTTGCACTCAAGCCCGGTGCTGGCATCAGTCCACATATGAGTGGTCTCCGCCTTACCCGGCAGGCCCAGCAGCATTGCAGCAGCAGGATGGCGCATCACTGCGCGACCCATCGCCATCACCTGCGCCGCATCATCGGCGGTGATTACCGTTTTGCGCTTGGCCGCTGCTTCAAACGCTGCCCATTGCTGACGCCCTTCCTTAGTACGCCGATTGATGTCGCTTGGGGCAACGGCGATTTGATCGTCCCATTTGCTTAGCTCAAGCACGTGCGTATGAAGTGCAGTGCCAAGGCGCATGGCTGGCGTTGGCTCAGGCCAAACTCGATCAGGATCTAAAAACCGGGCCCAGTAATGGAGGGGGCTTTTTGCGATCTGATCGAGGCCGGACTTGCTCACCGCCCAATGCCGGTGATAGTCGGCGTTCTCCATGAGTCGTAGCGAGTTGCCCCCAGATGCTAGCACTTGCGGCCAGATGCTGCTAGGTTCGGCAGGCCACGGCACGAACCATGCGCCAGTACCTCGAACAATCCGTCTACGACGCCGCTATTGAGCGGCTGGATTTCGTGTTTGCCAACTTCAAGCGCGTCTACGTCTCCTTCTCTGGCGGCAAGGACAGCGGCGTTCTCCTTAATCTCGTTTGCGACTACATACGAGACAGGCGGCTGTCGGTCAAGGTTGGCGTCCAGATCATGGACAACGAAGCCAACTACAACCACAGCGAGGAGTTCATGCATCGCATCCTCGAAGCCAATCGAGACATCCTCGACATCTATTGGTGCTGCCTGCCCATCACGCTGCCCTGCACCGTCAGCTCTTACGAGATCGATTGGCAGTGCTGGGGCGAGGCTGACCGCCATCGCTGGATTCGCCCCATGCCGCAGCAGGATTACATCGTCAACCTGCAGAACCATCCATTTGGTGGCCTGTTCATTGAGAACATGGACTACGCCACCTTCTGGGACATGTTCGCTGAGTGGTATAGCCAGGGTGAGCCGTGCGCAAACCTGATCGGTATCCGCACTGTTGAATCACTCAACCGTTTCAGGGCAATCCTGAACCAAGACAAGGAGACGATGCTTGGCCGGATGTGGACCAAGAAGAACACAGCCCATACCTACAACTGCTATCCGATCTATGACTGGCGGACAGAGGACATCTGGACCGCTAACGCAAAATTCGGCTGGGACTACAACAAGCTCTATGACGTGTTCTACATGGCTGGTATCCCCATCAAGAAGATGCGAGTTGCCTCGCCGTTTATGTCAGAGTCCAAATCCAGCCTCGCCATGTATCGGGTAATCGACCCACAGATCTGGGCGAGGCTTTGCGCCAGAGTCGGCGGTGCCAACTTCATGGCCACCTACGGCAAGCAGCTTGATTACAAATCCTTCAGGTTGCCCGCTGGCCATACGTGGAAATCCTTTGTCAAGTTTCTGCTCGCTACCCTCCCCGATCAATCAAGCGCAAATTTTAAGCAGCGCTTCATCCAATCAATCCGCTACTGGGGCAGGGTGGGGCGCGGTCTTCCTGAATCGATCATTGAAGCTCTTGGCCGTATTGGCATCCGCTTCTACATCAATGGCACCACGCGTCACGGCGGCAACAACCTGCGCCGTGTTGTGATCAAGGTACCACCCGATCATCTAGATGATCTGCCATGTCACAACAGCATGGTCACATCGTGGAAGCGCTTTGCCATCACGGTTCTCAAGAACGACCACACCTGCAAGTACCTCGGCTTGGCGCCAACGCAAGAACAGCAGCGCCGCCAGAAATCAATCCAACGCAAGTACAGCCAAGTCCTCAACCGCTCCGCCAAATGAAGATCCTGAACGCCACCCAACTACCTGACGACCGCGTTGTGCAATGCCCACGCGGTGGCTTCACCAGCCATCGCCTTGTCGTTGAAACTGACGGCATGGGCTACAGCATGACCAAAACCGTTATCCACCCTGGCAAGCCCCACCGCTGGCACTACCAGCACCACCTCGAAACCTGCTACTGCGTCAGCGGCAAAGGGCTGCTGATCAACGAAGCAACGCAAGAAATCATCGCGGTTGGCCCTGATGTGACCTACGTGCTTGACAAGCACGATGCTCACACGTTTGAAGCCTTAGAACCCACAACACTGATCTGTGTTTTCAATCCACCTCTAAAAGGCGACGAACTCCACGATGAGAACGACTCTTACCCTTGGCGATCCCCGGTCTACTCTGTCCGCAGTATTCCTATCGAGAAAGTTACCGCCAACGATTACAACCCCAACTCTGTGGCGCCGCCTGAAATGGCACTACTCGAAACATCAATTTGGGAAGATGGCTACACACAGCCTGTCGTTGTTGTGCATGACGCCGAACGCGACTTATATGTGGTCGTTGACGGTTTCCACCGATACCTGACGCTGAAGAACAGCCAGCGCATCCGCGAACGTGAAGGCGGCCGCTTGCCCGTGGTTGTGCTCCGCAAAGAGCTGCACGACCGGATGGCATCAACCATCCGTCACAACCGCGCTCGTGGTTCGCACAACATCGAGCTGATGAGCGTGATCGTTGCCGAGCTGATCGAAATGGGCAAAGGCGACGCATGGATCTGCAATCACATCGGCATGAGCCCTGATGAGCTGCTGCGCCTTAAGCAGGTGACCGGCCTTGCATCCCTGTTCCTTGGTAAAGATTTCAGCAAGGCATGGGACGTTGAGCAAATCGACAACGTGACGGAGGATCTCGAGCGTGAAGCTGAAGAGGATCTGGTTACCAATTGATTGCTGGGAAGAGATCGGTTTCAACATGTGGGGCGAGGTGGCTAATCGCCGCCTCTTCCTGCAACGGGCCGTGATCTTCACCGGCAATCACCGCCTCTACGGGCGCTATATGCAACGGGTCACCGTGGAGTGGCCCAACAGCTGCATCAATGCACTGACTGACTACAACCTGAACCGCAAGGCATGGATTGGGCACGCAGCCTGTGCTCTCGCCTTGCGATGCCCTGAAGACATCACACGACAAGCCTGGGGGCTATTGACCAATGAGCAACGGATTCTGGCGAACCACCAAGCAGACAGAGCCATTCAGTCCTGGGAGATGCGCTACCGAGCGAGTCTCGGAATACGTGCGGACGTGGCAAGCCCGTTGTTATTCGCAAGAGATCCCAGATGAAGTGCCGACCAAGGTGGCAGCATCCGGCCGTGCGCCATCGTGGCGTGCAGTGGCCGTGGCATTGCTGCAGAACGATCTGCACCTATACCAACTCGGTTATGCACGACCTGCATACCATCAGCAGCGCCGGGCTTTGACCATGGCGCAAATCGCCATGCATGGCGAACCTGCAGATGGCACTCAGCTGGAGCTGCCGTTATGAACCTTCGCACATATCAGCAGCAAGCCATCGATAATCTACGCTCTGCCATGCAGCAGGGCGCCAGGGCACCATTGCTATGCCTACCCACTGGCGGCGGCAAGACGGTCATCCTCGCCACCATCGCCGCACAAGCTGCAGCACGTGGCCGGCACGTTCTGATCCTTGTGCATCGTCGTGAGCTGATCCACCAAACCGCCATCAAGCTGCAATGGGCCGGCCTCGATCACGGCATCATCGCCGCTGGCCATCCAGCGTCCAATCACCCGGTGCAGGTGGCATCAGTTCAAACCCTCGTGCGCCGTTTCTCGCGCATGGAATGGCAGCCATCGCTCGTGATCATTGATGAAGCCCACCACGCAGCTGCAGGCTCATGGCGCCAGATTCTCGAGCACTGGCCTGATGCCTACCGCTTAGGCGTTACAGCTACCCCATGCCGGCTCGATGGCCGCGGCCTTAGCGAGGCATTCGATCATCTGGTCATGGGGCCCAGCGTTGCTGATCTTGTGTTCTGGGGATTCCTATCTGCCGCGCGGATCTATGCGCCACCTGTCGTTGCTGATCTATCCGGCATCCGGCGCCGTGCTGGTGACTATGCCAACGATCAGGCAGCAGCTGCCATGGATCGCCCCACGGTCACCGGCGATGCAATCGCTCACTATCAGCGCCTGGCCACTGGGCAGCAGGCCATCGCCTTCTGCTGCAATGTGGCGCACGCCGTCTCAGTGTGTGACGCGTTTAAGACAGCCGGGATCAGCGCAGCACTGCTGCTGGGCGATACGCAGGATCGTGATGCAGTAGTGGCGCAATATGCCGCTGGCGTGATTCGCGTGCTCGTGACCGTGGATGTGGTCTCCGAGGGCTTCGATGTGCCAGCAGCATCGTGCGCGATCCTGCTCAGGCCCACGCAATCACTCGGCCTCTATCTGCAACAGGTGGGCCGCGTGCTGCGCCCGGCGACAGGCAAGGATGCCGCGATCATCCTCGATCACGTTGGCAACGTGCCGCGCCATGGCTTCCCGGATGATCTGCGCGAGTGGAGCCTGACCGATGGTGTGGTGAAGCGCAGCCGATCATCTGGTCCCGCAGCGCCAACCGTGCGCACCTGCCAGGTCTGCTTCGCGGCCTTCGCGCCACAGCCGGCCTGTCCCTGTTGCGGCACACCCGTGCCGATCCAGCCCGCACGTCAGCTGCGCCAGGTGGCCGGTGAGCTGAAGGAGCTTCACCGCGAGGCCGTGCGTCAGCGTGTGGCTGAGCGCCGCCGTGCCCGCAACCTGCCCGAGCTCATGGCCATCGCACGCCAGCGCGGCTACAGCCCCGCATGGGCGTGGAAGGTCCACAATGCGCGGAGCAACGCGCAGCGATGACCCTCCGCATCATCGACACCTTCAGCGGGATCGGTGGCTTCTCGCTTGCCGCACGCTGGCTCGGCGGGTTCCAGACCGTGCAGTTTGTGGAATGGCAGCCCTATTGCCAGCGCATCCTTGCCCAGCACTTCCCCGACACACCCATCCATGGCGACATCTCAACCTTCTTCCCCGCAGCGGGAACAGCTGACGTTGTTTGCGGAGGTTTCCCCTGCCAAGACATCAGCACCGCAGGCAAGCAAGCCGGCATCAAACAAGGCACTCGGAGCGGTCTCTTTTACGAACTCATGCGAGTCGTTCGCACAGTTCGCCCCCGCTACGTCGTCATGGAGAACGTCGCAGCGATCACTTCTAACGGACTGGGAACCGTTCTCGGAGAACTGGCCGAAGCAGGGTTTGATGCGGAGTGGGCATGTATTCCGGCGAGTGCTGTGGGAGCCTGCCATCAGCGAGACCGCTGGTGGCTCGTTGCCTACGCCAACGACAGTGACATCACGGCAGAACAGCAGGAGCACAGACAGCAGCGGCAGGCCACTGTTGCAGATGGCGGTAAAGATCGGGATGCTGCCAACACCGAAGGCGGCAGACGGCGAAAGGGGGAGGGACAAGGCGCGAGCCAGGCCGGACACCAAGAGCCGGGAGCTGGCGACCACTGTGCGGGATCGAATGCTGCCCACCCCAACGGTCAACGACAGCAAGAACAGCACCCTGCCGCCATCGCAGATCGATCGGGATGGCCTCGCTGGGGCAATGCTCCGCGATCCCTCAATTCCGACTGGCGAAGCTACCTATCTGAACCCATCCTTCGTCGAGGAGATGATGGGCTATCCAGTCGGGTGGACCGTCTCAAGGCCTTAGGCAATGCAGTGGTGCCGCAGGTGGCGATGATTCCTCTGCAGCGCGTTCTGGATCATCACCGTGGCCAATGCTGAGACCGACCTGCAGCAGCGCATCCGTCTCGCGCTCGGCACGCACCCCGATGCCCGGCTCTTCCGCAATCAGGTCGGATCGCTGCCCGATCCGCGCACCGGCCGGCCCGTTCAGTTCGGCCTCGCACGTGGCTCTGCAGATCTGATCGGCTGGCGCACCATCACTATCACGCCCGAGATGGTCGGCCAGCGCCTAGCCGTGTTCACCAGTATCGAGGTGAAGACGGAGCGTGGCCGCGTCCGCCCAGAGCAGCACGCATGGCTCAGCACCGTGCAGCAATCGGGCGGCATCGCAGGGA